ACAATTACCGTTGTGGGAATGGTTTTCATCCAAACCAAAAGACACGCCCTGCCTTAATAGGCTGGGCGTGTTTCTTTATTTTTTATACATCCCCTGCACCACTCCGACGTTCTCCGCCCGTTCAATATCCCGCTTGTGCAGGTACTCATAGACGGCCATCATGGCCGCAGGCGGTTCGCCCTTATGCTTACGGTATTCCTCGATGTGGGAAACAACGGCCTTGTGCAGGGCGTTCATGTGGTTCATTTCCTCCCCGCTCAGCCTGTAAAACAGGTCTGCCAGCTCCGGGTCGTCGTGCTTGTATTCCACGGCCAGCTCCGCGTAGGTGTGCGCGTCCTCCAGCTCGTCTTCAATGTGCTCCATCAGCAGTTTGATTTCCTTCATGGCTTACGCCTCCTTTATGTATCTCAGAAGCTTGTCAACCTCTGCCCGGTCAAAGGACAGCTTGCCGACAAACGGGATGTCAAATTCCAGCGGTTTCCGAATCTGCGGGGCGAATGCGTTGTAAAGCGCGTCTTCGTCGATGTTTCCGTCCTCCAATATGTGCATCATTTTGACGGCGGGAATGCTTTCCAGCTTTTCAAAAATCTGCGGCGTTCTCTGGGCGTATAGGGCGACCACCCCGGCGACAACGACGGCTTTCATTTCCGGGAAGTGGGGAAGAACCTCCTGCTCCACATACCGAAGCGCCCCATTTACAAAACGTTCTTTTGAAACCATAGTTACCTCCGATTATTGTTGGGGCGGCAATCGCCGCCCCATTTTGGTTAGCCAGCAGCGGCAGCAGTGGGCGCAGTCCAGCTGTTCTTTGCGGGCATGGGTTCAGGGCACACATTCCCAATGGGAATCACGGTCTTGGTCAGCCCGGACAGGGTGTTCAGGGTGTTCTGCATACAGCTGAGATTTGCGGTGATCTGGGCATTGACAACCGCCTGAGCGGAAATCTGCCCCTCAACGCCACGCAGACGGCCATCCAGATACTGGTACATGTCCAGTATCTTCTGGTCAGTGTAGGTGTTGGCGTCTCGCAGCTTGATATCGGACTTGAGCGCCGCGATCTCAGCCGCCTGTCCTGCTTCATACCGGTTCACAACGTGGTCACCCTCGGAGCAGTTGCCGCCGAAAATGCCACCGTTCGCCATGCCCAGCAGGGTGGAAATGCCGCCGATGTAGCCGCCGATACCGCCCACGCGGTCAGCAGCAGTGAAATTTAGAGACATATAGAAGTCCTCCTTCAAAATATTAGGAGGTGGCCACCTTCTATCTATAGAATAACAAAAAAATCGGTAGGGAAACTCTCGTTTCCCTACCGACTTACAATCACATATCCTTCAAAAAGCTATCAGAAGTCTATGTTTTTCGGGAGTATGTAACTATACTCCTGCACACTGTTATAGGAGTTTTTCAACTTCCTAATGTACCTATCTAATGTGGCAAGGGACATGCCGTAAGCGTGGCACTGCTGTACACGGCTCCATCCGGCGGCTCGGGTGCGGATGATCTTTTCCTCCAGCGGCGTAAGAATCGCCAGAGAACAGAACTCATCCAGAATCACCCGATTCCACGGGACTTTATCCACTTATCGCATCAGTCCTCCTTGGGGTAACTGTAAGTTCTTGCCTGTTTGCTGTCAGCGATACCGGCGGTGGTAGGATCATTGACCACGCCCAGAATCACCAGAAGTGCAAACACGGCGTTCACAACGGCCAGCAGCTTGTCGCCGATTTCGCCCAAGTCCAGCGTAAAGCCGAACAGGGCGGCCACCGTCTGCACCAGCAGAAGCAGCGCAGGAATCGCGGCCAGCCAGAAATTTTTGTTCTTGATACGTACAACCCAGTTAATCATTTTGTTTTCCTCCTTAAAGCTCAATGCCTTCGATTTCTGCCCGGATTTTCAGGCAGCGGATGTAATTGCCCATGTGCTTTTTCTGCTCTTTGAGCAGATCAAGGGAACAGCTCGGCGTGAAGTTCAGCGTGCCAGCCTCATACTTCACGGTCATTGCGTCCAGTTTGTCGTACCGGATTTTTACCTGCTGGTACTCGGCCTTAAAGCGCTCCTTATAGTCAGCGCTTGTCATGCCCTCGACGGTGTCTTTCAGTTCGTACATTTTGTTTTCCTCCTTTAATTATGCAGCGGAAGTTTCCGCACTTCCTCCATTACACGTTTCGCAGAGCCGTTGCCTCCGGCTTCTGCATATGGCGCATAAAGATAATCGTTCAGGTTCTCGTACTCATCACTGGTGATATACCCGCGCTCCACGTACTTCATTCCGAGAAATACGATCCTATCATGCGCGATTCCCACCAGCAGGCGGGTGTTTGCGCTTTTCTTTGTCCGGCGGGCATCCAGATAGCTCCAGAAGCCCGCCGACCCAATCAGCGTGATCAGAATCGTAACGGCAGTTTTTACCAATTCGTGCATCTCGTTCCTTCTTTCTTAGCCGTTCCACCGGCTGTACTTTCCGTTGTCCTCGTGAATGCCCCAGCCGTACAGCCCCAGACCGCCCCTCCCGGGGATTTTCTCGGCCTGTACCTCCTGGGCTATGGCATACAGCTTTTCCGGGGAGATAGCCCCTGAGAGGTCTACGGCCTGTCCCGTGGTGTGCAGGGAGTTGGATACCCCGCCCACTTCGGCATTGTGCCGCTTGCACCGCACACCGGAATTTACATTCAGGGGGACACCCGCCCGGCGGCGTATCTCATCCGCCATGCGGACGGTTTCTTCCACCGGTTCGGCGGGAAAGCCGTTGCAGTATTTCCCGCCGCACTGGCACCGGAACTCCTCCCGGGTAAAATACCGGATATCGTCCCAGAAAGTCCCGGTTTTCGGTTCGCCGCTGCTCTCCGGCTTCTCCACCTTTACCGCCGTCCCGGCGATAGCGCCAATCAGCATTTTCTGGGTAGCGGCTCCCGGAATCCCGTCCACGGTAAGCCCGTAGTCAGCCTGAAACGCCCGAATTGCCGCTTGTGTGTTCTTACCGTCAGCACCGTCAATCGTGCCGGGAGAATAGCCCAAATAGGTCAGAAGGCATTGAATTTGCTTGATGGTCATCAAATCACCGCCTTACATTTCGGCGAAACGCTCGTCATCCCACGCGGGGGAAACCGTGGCCTCGCCCGTCCAAACCTTCCGCACACCATCCAGCACATAGTAATAGTTGGGATAGGCCGTCAGCCCGGCAGTGTAGGGAATCGGCGTTTCCTTCGTCCCCGGCATCGTGGAATCGTACTCGCTCTCCACCCACATAATTGCGCCGCCAGCGGAAATCTGCTTGGGTATCCAGCTGTATCCCGGTCTGCTGGGCGGGGCACTTGGTTCCGGGTCGATGGTGATTCCCGCCGCCGAAACAACGCGGCACATCTTCCGGTCGGCCTTTGCATAGGCAATGATTTCATCAGGCGTCAGCATTTTCGTATACCTCCGATAATTCTGATAATAGCGCGGCGTACTGCTCCCGCTCATACTCCCGCTGAGCGGCATCCAACTCCGCCCACGGCTTCCATGGGGCGATCATCTCACCGGTGAACACCACGCCGTCAGCACGTGTCCACGTCTGCCCGCTGGGGATGAAACGGTAACCCTCAATGTAGGCGTCACACTTGCCATCGAAAGCGTCCGTTTCAACGGAAGTGTACCCGCTGCCGGAGGAAACGTGGCACTTGAAATCGGTATCCAGATAGATCGTTTTCATTTATACCACCTCACTCCAGCAGAAGGCTGTTGACCTCGGCATACGTATTGCTTGAGAATATGAAAAATCCAATCCTATGCTTTCCGGTCAAGGCTGTTACATCGATTTTTTTAGGGGATGCAGTATTGAAATTGATGTACGCCACACGATTATCAGCTACGTAAGTCCCCAAGCTAGTCCATATGCACAAGCAAGCAGAATCAGAAATCGATGTCAGCGACGTAGACAGTACGCCGTCAAAATTAAGCGTATCAAATGCGGTTAAATCTACCTCGTCGTTATACACATAGGCACAACCTTTCGTGTAAGCTGTCTGGGCTATTTTCATGCTGGTTGCGCCCTTATCGATAGTCGGTGCGTTCGTATCCTTATAGAAGGAATTCAGAGCCATCGGAACGTAAGCCCATCCGGCAAACTCCTTGCCGGACTTGTAAAGTTCACCATTCCACCAGTCTGCCCATTTACCGCCTATATAGCTTTTGGCCGTCTTGGCAGTCCATTCGCTGCCGATGTACTGCAATGCGGAAATCGGATATACCTGAAGCCCGTTTTTCTTCAGCGCATTGAATGCAACGCTGCTGCTCGTTCCAACGGTGAGCCACACCATGCCCGCCGCTGGCTCCGTCGGCTCTGTGGCGGAAAACACCCAGCCGGAAATGGCGGTATCCGTATTTACCCAGATGGTATTTTCTCGCGTGGTAGTGGGCTGAGTTGTGCCGCCTACTATCTTGAAATTTACGCCTGCACCGCCGCTGCCAAATCCTTCCAACGCTACATTGCCCATTATCTGCTCACCTCCACAATAACAGGAATATCCACCTCCGGGGCTTCATCCAAGCACACAAACGTTACGCTTCCGGCCTCTGTCTTCGCGTATGTAATTGCCGCGCAAGCATCCCGTATAGCGCTGTCGGTGTCCGCGTTGCCGGAATAAATAGGCCAGCTTTTCACGCTTTCGTTGCTATCGCCCAGAATGGAACTCAGGAGGATTTTCTGCTTGTACGCGCCGGAATTTGAAGTCCATCCGGATGCAAGCAACGTCACCTCGTATTTCTTTTTGCTCAATCCGCTGAGCGCATCCGCCGGGGTGGGATTGATTACGTTGGGGCACAACTGATTTGCTAGGCTATCAGGCAACACGGACGCTTTATTGTAGGGCGTGCCCTCCACAAGTGGCTGGTCGTCCCGCTCGATCGTCACGCTCAGCGTTTGCCCGTTCATTGTAAGCTTGTACTGCCCCGGCATTCCCGGTACTCTATCCGTCATAAGGCTCCTTCCCCAGCGTATATTTCACCGCTGTACCGATAAGTTTGTTTTATTCCCGCAATTCTGGAAACTGCGATTTCCAGAACTTTTTCAATGCTGTTTGCTCCCTGCCATGTGAGATTTTCCATCGTATTCGGCAGGGCATTTGAAATAATAAAAATGCTCTTTATCTTTGCCACGTTACCCAGATATCGAGCCATCTGGGACGCTACCGGCCATTCTGCGGCGGAGAAGTCCCCCGGCAATCCCCAGTCCGTTTTTACCGGTAACTGCGTGGAAACGCCCAAAGACGGGAATTGCGCCACTATTTCAGAAACTGCCGATTCTACCCGGTTCAAGTCCGTGTAGCTGTACAGCCCTTTTTCGTTGCCCAGCAAAGCATCCGATTCCGTTCTATCTGTTACCAGCGCCATCAATAGAGCACCTCCATTCCACCAGAATAAATCTCGCCGGAATACGGCCACACCGATTCAAGCGTTACTTCAATACCCTGAATCTGGATAGAGGCGGTGTGCCCGTTTTGCGTCAGTGTGCTGTCCATGGACGATATAAAGCCGCGCGTAATTGTGCCCCATGGCGTAAGGCTTGAGGCTATGTCTCCCGCCTCCTGCCCCGAAATAACCACCTTTTGAGTTGCTGTCTGCCGCCGCTGTTTGGCCGAATATAGGCGTTCAGCGGCCTCTAGAGCATTGCCGTTGTGAATAAGGGTGCATTCCGATACAGAGGCGTAATTGCCGCGTTCCTTCGCCGTCGCTTCCGGATTTAATTTCGTGAACGTCCGAGTAGTGTGCAGGTACGTTTTCGCTGTGAGTTTTACCGTTCCGCTGGCCGTTATCTTCACCCAATTCACGTCGGAACCGGTGATTTCTCCGCCCTCAATCACGTAATCGTAATGGGGAGCAGAAAAGGTGAAAAGCACATTCTCTCCGTTTACTTCTTCCTCGTTCATCAGCGTTTCCGTTACATCCTGCTGGGTGTATGTGTGGGCTATCACTTCCACCCGGGCGTATCTCGGCGCGGTTCGCACGCTGCCGCCCAGAATAATTTCCGATTCCCGGAACCTCTGCGTCACAGCGGACGGGATAGGCAACAGCCGGATTTTTGTGGAATCCTGCGTGGATACCAGAGCGCCCACCGAAAAGGCCACACGCTGTAGCGCTTCTCTCTGGGAGCATACAGGCAGATACCCGGTAACGGTTGAGCTTGCAAACTCCGGGGCTATTTCAAATTCCCAGTTGCTCAGGATATCGGCCACCATTTCGGAAAGTGGCCGCTGGTAGTACATACCGCCTAAAAATTCATCCGCCAACAATCCGATTGCAGACTGCGCCTCAATGGAATAGTTGGCTTCCGCTTTCCGGGTGCTGGATTTAATATACTGGGTAGCTCTCAGTTTCCCATCCTTGTACAGCTCCACACGCTGGTTCTCCTGCGGTAAAAAGCTCCTGTTCTGCGGGTCGTAGATATTCACCGACATTGTGTCCACCGTGAGTTCACAGATGGAGGGGTCGATTTCATTCACAAGCCGCACCGACGTTATTTCATTCGCCCCAAGCAAAACTGTCCGGCCAACTTCAATTCTCTGAACCTTGGCAAATTGGCCGGGGTGGTTTGTTTTTTTTAGGGTGATTACAATTTTATCGAAACTTTCCACCGTTTCCAGCAAAGTCCAGTTTGCGCTATCCGGGAAATAATCCTGATTCACAATGAGCGTTTGCCCGTTGTACCACGATACATGAATTTCGCTGCACCACTGTTCCGTGGAGGGTGAAAATGTGAACGTGAAGCCTGTAGAACTGTACGGCACCGGGAATGTGATGGTGATTACGGGAGGGCTTTCAAACTGCCCATTCTCGCCGGAACGTGCCACGCTCCACCAGCCGGGGTGTGGGTCTTCCGGTAATAGCTTTCTAGTTCCGTCCAGCCTCCACAGTCCCGGCTCTAACGTGGCGTATGCTCTGTTTTCTCCGCCGGATGCTATGAGCGCATCGGAGGAAAACGCATTCCCCCCGGTGCTTTCCGCTACCATTTTTTCCTGTGCGCCCTCCGGCGCGTCAATGTAGTTTATTTCTAAGCTCATACCAGTACCTTCGGGGCTTGCGCTGTAAAGCTGATCTTGATTTCTCCCCACTCCACGCCGCCACTGTGCAATCGCCGAATGGGCTGTGTCCCAGTGGTAACGTACATCCTTTGTGTAAGCGTCTGCTGGTTGTAGGGGAACACGCATACATGGGATGCTACCGGCTGGCTTATCGCCTCCCAGAAAGCGTCCAGCGCCGCCATATCGCCCTTATCAGCTACCACCATTGTGTAATTGTAGTACGTGCCGATTGGGTCGCGGTAGATGTTCCCATCCTGCGTGGTGCTTGCTGCAATGGCATCTTTCACGGAGAAAGAACGGCTCAGCGATAGCACGGAAACATTGTATTCCGCGCCATCGAGAAGAAATTGAACAATCACATAATCACCTCTTTAGCAAGGCTTGTCCCGCGCCGCTGCGCTTCTGATTTGATTTCTGGATACAACGCGCGGACGAACTGTGCAAGCGTCCCCTCAAAGTTCACCTCCGTGGTGATATTGATTTCTCCGATTTCCTCACGGACGATTTTTCGGAGTAAATCCTCGGGGGCTTCCAAATTCGTGCCGTTCCGCTGATCGCCAAGAACGGCCATAAACGGAGCGTTTGGAGGAATTACCGCACCAGATGCAAGGTAGGGAATGCCCATAGCCGCATCCGAACTAAACAGAGCTTGCGGGGAAACTGCGGCGGGGTTTCCAGATCCACCGGATTGTGGGCTTGCGCCGTTTTTGATGGTAACGGTGAATGTCTTCCCCTGCAAACTGTTAATCTTGGATTGTATATTGGTAATATACTCATTCACTTTGTCGTACATATTTTTCCATGCCGTTTCATTATCCGTTTGCATGGTGGCAAGCGTACCAGACAACGTAGTGCCGATATTTTCTATCGATGTTTTCAGCGGCGATTCAACGTTAGTCTCAAACCATTTCCCTACACCTTCCCACTTACTTTTCAGCGTATCCGCGCCGGTGGTCGCCATTTCCTCAGTGGCTTTCTGGACGGATTCCATTCCTTCGGTGGTGGGGGTGACAAACTCGTTTGTAATTTGCGAGCCAGAGGTTGACGCAGCGTTACCGACTTCTGTAATTCCGGTTTGAGCTTCTGCCATTACGCTTGTTATAGCCTCAAATTCAGCCCTATTCGCCGCAAATTCTTCATTAAACGCCGCCACTTGATCTTGAGGCATTTTTACAGCCGCCGCAACCTCCGCCATAGATTCCGTTGAGCCGTCCGCCCACTTCTGAATTGCTTCCGTAGCAAATCCCATATCCATAGCTTTTTGCAGATTCTCGCGGTATTGCGCCATTGCCAAAGTGTTATCTATCATATTTTGGCGCATAGCTTGATACGTAGTAGCCGAAGCGCTACTCGTTTTATCAAAAAGCCCAATGGTGGAACTCAAAGAATCCGCCGCCGATTCTTTAGCATTCTGGAATTCTTCGGCAAGTGCTTTTTGTTCCTCGGTAAGTTCTGCGGTAGTCTCTGTGGCTTCCTTCTGCGCATCGGAAAGCTGGCCTGTGCCTTCTGTGGTATCACCAAGCTGTTTTTCCAGTTCCGCTAATAAGGCGTCCTGTTCGGCAACTGCATCGCTTGCAGCGTCAATTTCTAGGTTTAGGGCTGGGATTTCGGCTCGGTAATCAATGTATGATTTAAGTAGCTTTTCGTTCCCTGCGGTTAGCCCCTCTACGTATCCACTTTGTATTAAATATGTATTTGCTAAATTATCGACTTCTTCGGCAGTATATCCAAGCTCGTTTTGCAGCTGGGTTTGCACCGATTCAAATTCATTTGTAATTGCTGTGAGGTCTGCTTGTGCCTCGTAAAGATCAAGCGTGGCCTCTGCCTGAGCTTCCAGAATAGCGGAATAGCGCTTTTCCTTGGCCGCATACAGCGCCTTTTGCTTCATGGCGTCGATGTTTACCAACTGCGCCTTGCTGTTTGCGGTAAGTAGTCCAGTTTGCTCGTCAATCTGTAAATTCAGCTCAGGGTATATCTCATTCAGCAAATCAACGACGGTAGCATAGTTCCTCGCGGCATCCGCCGACGTTGATACTTGCGGGGCGAGTTCTTCAAGCTCCTGCTTGAGCAAATCCGCCTTGATTGCGTTTCGCTCTATCAGCTGCTCGGATTCCTCATACTCCGTATTTGCAGTATTCAGCGCGTCGGTGAAGTCCTTCATGTCCCCCGCAAGGTCTGCGGAGGCGGATGTTTCGGACATCCTCTGTAATGCGCTGGTGATACCCTGAATAATGGGAGTAAGTCCCTCTAGAATCGGAGTGCCGATTTTTGCTAGGAACTGCTTCCATGCCTCCGAAAGCTCGCCGGTAACGTTCGTCCACTGCTCAGCCTCGCGCGCCGCCTGACCGATTGCGCCGGATGCTTCGTTGCCAGCCTCCACCATGGAAAGCAGCACATCGACTTTCTGCGCTTCGGAAAGCTCTTGGAAAGATTTCGCATATTTCTTGTTCGCGGCAGTGTTTCGCGTGGTTTCCGTGGCGGCAATGCCCAGAGCGGCATCATTGGCATAGTTGCCCTTTAGAAAAGATAGCAGAGATTCCGTGGTTTCCTCTACCGATCTATCGTAGTACGCCGCGCTATCAGCCGCCGCCCGAAGCGCACGGGACGCAATATCCATAGCGGCTTCCGTATCGCCACCGGCTGATTTCGTAAATGCAAAAATCTTTGTAAAGGAGCCTTGCATTCGCGTTGCGGTAATGCCGGTTTCCTTGGAAATGGAATTCAGGGATTTTCTGGCTTTTTCCTCAACCCCGGAAAAAGTCTGCTCAAACTGGGCATTGGAAGCGGCCACATCTGCCGCCGCTGCAACGGCCTGTTTGCCCAGCTCCACAAGTTCCCGTGCAATGGCTTTCAGCGTACCGATAAGGGCTTCGGCGGATAAGTGCGCCTTGAACATATCCTTGAAAGCGTCTCCGGCGCCTTTGGCCTTTTCCCCGGATTTTTCGGTTTCCTCTCCGGTTTTTTCTGCCGCATCCTGAATCTCATAGAGGTTTTCAATGATATGGTGTGAGCCTGTTTCCGCATCGGACCGAATCGCATCCCATGCACGTTCCATCGCGGATTCCTGATCGTAGCCCAGTTCCTCATACACCTGAGCAATCTGCTTTGCCCGCTGTTTCTCACTCAGGGAATCGTTTGCACGAATCGTTTCGATTTTGGCGTATGCGGATTGGTAGCTTGCTGGCAGCTTCTCAAACGCATCTTTGTAATTTGTATTCTGGAACGCTTTTCCAATGTTGTCGGCGGCCTTTGCTGCCGTCTCCGCCGTTTTTATGAAAAGCCCCTGAATCTCGTCAGCGCCTTTTTGTACGCCTTTCGTATCAAGCTTAGAATCAATTAAAATCTGCCCGTCTGACATTTAGCCACCACCTAACAAGCCCTTGATTTCTTCCCGTGCCTGCCGCACTGCGTCGGTGTCCTTGTTTTTCAGCTCCACAAGCTTCCGGTTCTCGCGGTAAAATTTCTTTTCGGATTTATCCAGTTTTTCGCCTGTGGAAAGCTTGTTCCGGATTCTCAGCACCGTGCAGAATAAGCCTTTATCAATGCTCATGAACCAGCCGTACACAGTCCACCAATGGATATCCGGGGACAGCCGGATTTCCTGCCCGGATACCTGATTCAGCGCCGGAATGATGATATCCGCGTCCTGTTCCCAGTCCATCAGCTTAGGCCGAATCTTTCCGTCCGGCTCTCTGCCGCAATCCAGAAACCACCGTGCCTTTTCTATCGCTTCCGGGATATCCGCTGACGGAATCCGCGCCCACTGCGGGAATATGCGGCACACCATGTTTGTGACTTTTTCCGCTCTCCCTTTTTCGGGGTCGCTCAGCTCAGCTAGTGCGGCAACAGCGTTTTTCCACCCGTAGTTAATGGGGTAAGCCACCTCCCCGACAAGCAGGGAGGTGGGGAGATCATACGCGGCCATTACGCCGCACCATCAGCCGTAAAAGTAAACGCTCCGTCCGCAATCGTAACGGAACCAATGGTTCTTTCGCCGCCGTAGGTGACGTTGATAGGCATGGTGAGATTGCCGCCGCCATCGCCGCCCAGACTGCTGATTTCCACGGCACACGCCTTGTAACGCTCTGCAAAGAACTTCGTGGTGCCGTCGCTGTACACGTATTTATGTACAATCAGCATATCATTATTGGACATTGCCTGCGGGTTCTGGTCTCTCACGCCCTGATTCCAGATCTGAATCGCAGCCTTGTCGCCGCCAGAGATTTCCCAGCCGTCGAAGCTCTGGGTAATGATGGGCTTCTTCATGCTGGAATAGGCATTGCCGATGATATCCTGATTTGTTTCGCGCTGCCAGTCGAAATCCTCCTGCCCGCTGTAAACGCGGATACCGACGGGTGCCCACTCGGGAGCAGTAGAAGTGCCGACGTTCAGGTTTGCAACCAGCGTTTCGCGCGCAATGGTAACGCCATCGGTAACATTAAAGCTCAGATTATCAGCCATATTTCTTTCCTTTCTGCGGATTTACCGCCTTGTAAATTCGTGTGTGTAGTTCACAGTGATTGGAATTAGCCAATCCTGCGTTTTGTTTTCGTTCGGTTCGAGTGCATAGGAGTTGAAGCGCACGGCCTTTGCGATTTTCCGGCTTCCGGTAAGGGCGGGGTACGCTTCCAGCTGGTAGAGCTTGCCGCCTATCGTCACCGGCTCACGGCACACCCACGCGCCCAACTTGTCCAGAAAGTCATTCGTCCCGGCCTTCACGTACTCATTGGTAGCGTCGGTGCGGTACACCACGTAGAATGGGAACTGGCATTCCTGCCGGATGTTGCCGACGATATCGGATTTTTCGGAGTACACCAGAGTGCCGCTTTCCGGCTCCATAGAAATACCCCCGTCCTCAGACAAGTCACTTCGAGAAATGACCCGCCCATTCAGACCGGGGTATTGGTTTAGCAGCTCTACAACGGCATCTTTCAGGATTTCAAATCCTTCGCCGTCTACGCTTATCGGTTTTGGGGTATCCATTATCCAGCGCCAACCTCCTTTTTCACCAGCTCAACCCACTTATCGCAATCCTTGCTTTTGGCCTTGTCGAACCATTGGCTTGTCCTACCGTTTGAATAAGTGAGGCTTTTACCCGTGGATACCTTCTTTTCGCCCTTTTTCGCCCACGCAGAGCGGGATTTTTCGCCGACCATTACGTTTCCTTCATACAGGAATCGCCCAGTGGGTGCCACGCCTGCCACCACCTGCCCAGAACCGGCGATAGCAGCGGACGCAGCCTTTGTTTCGTTGATGAATTGCCCCGTCAGCATTGGCATAAAGGGCACCATAGAAGTCACAATGGCGCTATCAAGGGCGAACTGCGCACGGTTGAAATTGCCCTCCAACCGGCTCATATCCACCTTAATGTCCACGCCATCCACGATGATGGAGAAGTCCTTGAAGTGGTGTATTTTCTGCGCCATATTATTTCCCCCATACTTCAACCAGCGGAATAACGGAGTGCCGGGAGACAGACGAAATTGTGAACACGTTATCCTTCGTGCGGTTCATGTAGGCGTAAAATCCTTCATCCGTCCAACGTTCGTCGGAATCCGCCACAATGCCGCCGTCCCATTCACCATCCCAGAAAAAATCGCCTGTGGGGCTGAATGTAATGGAATCTTCGCTTCCATCCCATTCTTTAGGCTCCAACAGGCGTTTCCCTGCGATATTGATTACACCGTCTTTTTTCTGGTAGTGAATTCCCATGTATGCGCTATCTTTTGATTCCGCGCCATACTTGGCAAGGATTGCGGCACGATCTACATTAAGATTGCAATTCTCAATGATGGTGGGATACCACGTAGCGCCTTTCCCCCGGTCTCCGGGCTTGCGATTGAATACAGTAACGGTATCTTTGTACATCACAGCACCTCGATTTCTTGAAACAGCCGGAAGATTTTGGGCGATTGAATGGCGAACCAATCAACCATTTCTTCGTTCTTTGCCCATGCCTGATCTGTGGTAAGAGAATTCCACTGCAAACCGCTTTCATTAAGAAAGGCATGTGTAATCTCATGCCGAAGAGTGCATTTCTGGTTGAAATCAATGGCTGATTCCGGCTCTTCCTTCCACTCGTCGTGAGTTTTCAGCAGAAGAATAACGATTTCATGCGCCGCAGCGTCGCAGTATCCGGCAAAGCCGTTTTTATCCATGTATTCATCCTGCCCATGCTCCACGAACCGAATAATGTAGTCTGTGCCAAGCACCGAAATTTTTCTTGCAACAGTATTCATTCACAGCCTCCGGGGTACACACCCATGTACAGAAGATTCACGCCGTTTGCATCCTCCACGCCTGATAGCCCGTCACGAACGATATTGAAAAGCATTTTCCGCTTCGCGGCGGTATCCTTCACAGCAGTATCTATTGCAGTTGTGTTGCCCTGCCCCTCCATGTAAGATATCGCCTCGTTACCGGCTTCCACGCGGGAAATGATTTTCCGTTGCAATCCGTTTTCAGTTTCAATGTACCCTCTGCTCATGTTGGCGGCTTGTTCCGCCTCATAGATTTGGTACAGCGTATTCACCAGCTGAGCAGCGGTAAATTTCACGGCATAGGCTGAATCTTCGTCCACGGGGAACGCCTTTTTCAGCTTCCGCACGCTATCAATGCCCGTTGTATATTTATCCATTGTACGGCAAGCCTCTACCGCCAGCCGCTCAAAGATGTTTTCCTCAATCGGGGAGTACCACCGTATATAATCCTCAAACGTGATATACATTGGCCGCCGCCTCCTGCTGCTCCAAAAATTCCGCTATGATATCTGCTTTCTTGGCCTTTGTGATGCTATAGCCCAGCTTCGCAGAAAGAGCCTTGATCTCCGGTATTGTCAGCTTTTCAAGGCTCTCCTGCGTATAGCTTGCCATTGAGCTATAGCCGGTTAACCCCCCTGACTTCCGCCGCCGCCGGGGTTGGAGGCAGCCGCCGCAATGAGTGCCGCCATATCCTTGTTCAGGGTCTTCACGCCGCAGATCATATCAATGGAAATGGTGTCGGTTTTGGTGGTGATGTTGTAGTCCTGCACCACGCGGAGGCCGAAGCCGTCGTAGTTCACAATCGCTGCATTTGCCGCGCCCTGCGGCAGAGCCAGAGGCCGGGTAACGAATGCGAAAGCGTTCTTGTGGAAAGCCAGTCCCAGAACGCCCGCAGTGTCCGCGTTCTGGTCAACGTAGAAGTCCATTCCGAACTTCCGGCCAAGAGACGCTTCACGCAGCGCCGTACCCGCGTCGCCCACCTTCTCAGCGCTGATAAACAGATCAGTTTTCAGCAGCTTCGTTTCGGTATCGGTGTTGTACACAAACCGGCGCTCGGTCAGCGGGGTTGCGGACTTGGTGAGGTATGCCCGGGCGTCGATCACGTCATTTTTGATATCGGTGGTGGCGGTTACCTTGTTGGTGATACCGGATGCAAGGCCAAGCAGATAGCCGTCAACCTTATCGGCGAACGCCTGCATAGCGGGGACAATGAACTGCGTGGAAAAGCTCGCAATATCCATCGTCAGTTCCTTTGCGGTAACTGCGAAGGATACGTCAAGGAACTTGTCCATTTTCACGGTAACGCTGCTTTCGGTAGCATCCTGCACGGAGATGGTGCCGGAAAACTCCTTTGCCGTGAACGTTGCGGGCTTGCGGATGGTGATGGTATCGCCCACACCGGCGACGAACTCGCTGGAATAGTCGCGGTGTACCAGATTTGCCATAACTGCGTTGTTCCGCAGCACCATCAGGGCTTCACGGGCGATAATGTCGGGGGTAAGAATCGTATTTGCCATAAATAAAAAACTCCTTTACTTCTTTCTTGCGGCGATATAGTCCGCCATACTCATTTTGCTGAGGTCTGTTTGCTGGCCGCCTCCACCGTTCCCGGAGTTATCGAAGTACGCCGCGCCGCCGTTATCGTCAAAAAGGTATCCGCTATCGGTACGCAGTGCATCCAATGCGGCTTTCATATCCTCTTTCTGATTCTTGCTATTGCGCAGAGCATCAACATCCAGAAGCGCAGTAATAGCCTTTGCGTTTTTGCCCTTGGCTTCGGAAATCGCACCGGCCAGAAGCTCGTTGAATTCCCGGTCTTCCCGCTCCTTCTTGTAGGTGGCCTCTGCCTGTTCGTGCTTGAGCTTCCACGCGTCCCGCTCCTTCACGATAGCGTCAAAGTCCTTCCCCTCGAATCCCTTGAGCGTGGTCTCGGCGGCTTCTTTGGCTTTCTTCTCGGTGTTCAAATCCTCGGTGAGACGGTTCACTTTTTTCTCGAATTCGGCGACGGTTTTGTAGCTTTCTGCCACTGCCTTGTTGAATTCGGCGAGCTTGTCTGCGGGAATTTCAATTCCGAAATCCTTGCAGATTTCAACAATATTCTTCATAAAAAATCCTCCTGTACCGTATTTATCAACCGCCCGTCGGCGGTAATGGATTGAGCCGGGATAAACCTCCGGCGGGGTAGAAATGACGCAGACGGCGGGGTTTGAACCCGCGAACCCATAATGAAACAATGGAGCTGACCCGCCCAGCTTCCGCCTGCATGTGTATAAAAATTGCCAGAGTTGAAGCAAATCAGCTCTGGCAATTTATTCAATTATTCCTTTTCTGCGTTGTACTTTCTAGCCGCAGCGGTAGCTTTTGCGGCTTCACTGCGATTCCATAGGGCTATAGCGATTCTGTCATGCCTCTTTTTCTGCCCGGTTTCCTCGCAATAAGCGTTGTATGCTTCATTCTGCTGCTGCAAAAGCGCCGCTTTCTTTCGGTACGACTTTTCAAAAGCCGCCCTTTCTTCCTCGGATGGTGCATTGTCCATGGCCGTCCTCAGTCCCAAAACTTTCCGTTTTGTATCCCTGATTCTCCGCTCCATGGCGCGTTGTTTCTGCTCTTTCTCGTACTGCTTTTTGTTTTCCTCGCTGTCGTAGTCCTGGAACGGGTTGCCCTGCCCGGGGAACCACGCCGAAAAGTTGTGGCGGCAATTCGCCCCGCATAGCCCCGTTACCGTGCCATATTGGGTGGAAGAAACGAAATCGGGGTATTCTGCGCTAGGTACTCGGCTATAGATTTTCCCCTGCCACACCTCATGTGTCGGTCGTGCCCCAAGATGGGAAGAAACAATTACAAGATTTACGCCCATTTCGTCCATTCTCGCAAGCTGTATTCTAGCCGAACCTTGAGAAATGCCGGTGCGCACCGCCCGCGCCGTGGCAACCTCTATTGTATCCCGGTGGACGTATACTGTTCCATCGCTTCCAGCCTTTGTATACTTGATATACACCCCATCGGAAATAAGCCGCTCCACGGCTTCCCTGACGGCCTGCACGGGCGAAATCGCGCCAGACATGGCGCTCATATACGCTTCATCACATAGCCGTCGAAACGTCTCCTGTACCGCGTCGGCGGTTGTGGCCGTGAAGTTCTTCCACTCCCCAAGCGTCTTCTCATATGTATCTTGCATCAGCCTTTGGAGATACGGGGACTGTACAAGCGGCGTTGGATTCAGCCCGGCCTCTCGGTATATCGCGTCGTCGTATTCCAGCGCCTTTACCCCGGCATCCTCCATAGCCGCCGCGATTTCCGTTTGCATTTTCCCGGTAGCTTTTGCAATCTCTTTTTGAATATCGTCCAAGAGATAGCCAAGCTGTTGCAGCGTTTCGATCTGGTATTTATCCAGAGGGGTGAGGATATAGCCATCACCACGCCCGAACCGAATCAGAATGCGTTCTATAATCCGATTCATAATATTCTGGTGCAGTTCTTCCGCAATATCCTCCGCCGGTTCAACGGCGCGGAGTAGGTAAGAGGGGGTAAGCATGGGTTATCCCTCCTTTGTGTTTCGGCGCTTTACGATTTCGTCATAATGGGGGGTTATCCGGATTACATTCCAGTCGCATTCAAGCGGCACTTTACCATAAAAAATCACCCATGCAGGGCTTAAACGCTTCATCATTTCCTCATACCCCTTAAGGAAAAGCCGCTTTGCCTCTTTGCTATTTTGTGTTCCCACGCTGGACACGGCAACAACGCCGCCTACCGGCTCGCCATCGAAGCACCAATCATAGGATTGTTCATCACTCCAACTGATCGTAGGATACACTGTAAGCCCATGCGCCTGCCAATACGCCGCCAACCAATGCTTGCGGTAGTGATTGTAAATCTGCATGGCTAGCGGCATATCCGTGTACGTAGAAAAATCCGGTGCGCACACGGCAGTAAACCGCGATAGCATCGGAATATATCGGTCAGGCGTATTCCAAAATCTGGTAAATTGGTAATCGTCCACAAACGAGTGCAAAATCTTGCCATCCGGATTTTTGCAGCTTTTGGCGTAATTCATCGGGATAAATTCGCCTACCGGGTACGCCTTGACCGGCTCAATCTGTGGTATACCGTACTTGCCAACACCAGAAAACGCGAATTTGTCCAGATTTTCAAAGTTAATCATAGATTTCTCCAATAAAAATGCCGCAAGATACATTCCTGTACCTCACGGCATAGCAAGCATCCGGATTTGAACCGGAACAACGGCTCTCACCGTATGCTCCTCTTACATCACTACTTGCTACGCCGATTGTACCATAGTTTGCGAACCATTGCAACCATCGCTTTTTCTTCGGTTGTCAGATTTGTAAATCCCTTTTTGCTATCGTTTTCAAAGTGTTCATATCCGTGGTGGGTATGTGGCAAAACTCCTTTGTGCGGCTTTGTCAGATCAATGGTCTTTGTGCGCTTGTTCTGATTATCATAATACGAAATGAATTTCATTTCATCAGCAGCATTGACTGTAACATACACGCGGCCGCGTGTCATAGTTTCCAGCGGAGCAGTTGCAGAACCGTTGGTCGTTTTAACAAACTTGATATTTCCGTCTTTATAAACCGTCCTGTACTCGCTCCCGTAAGGCAAGTATGTGCCATTCTTCAGCTTACGCCCTCCGCTGCTTGCGCCGCGTCCGCCCATTAAACGGGTCTCCACGTGCCGCTGCGCTTGTTAGCTCTGCGATATGTCTTTCCATTTACAGTAACTTCCAAAGCACCGGATTTTTGCGCTGAAACGAACGCATTAGAGAACGATTTGTTTTCTGCCGCTTTTCTGGTTTTGTTGGACTGGTCGCGCAGCTTTCGCATATAACTATCCATTTCGCCACGTGCCCTTGCTGCTCTATCCGCAGCGCTACCTGTTTTCTGAGCCGTCGTAAGTCGTGCAGGGCCACTTGCATACGGGTTGACCGCTCCCGCCGCCGTTTTCAGCGCGTTGGTTGCAAGATTTTTCATCTGGGTTGTGGCATCTTTTTTCTCATTATCCGAAAGAGATAGCCCGTTAATTTCTGCTATATTACGTTCAAATGTGCGGTTTATAATATCGCCCATATCGGTTATGGATGCAGCATTCGCGCGTTCAATATCTCGTTTCGATAGGCCGAGCCCAGCCTCTTTCCCGAACTTGCCAGCACCGCCAGCACTGCCTCTACCGCCCATAATTATTCCTCCCCTCCGAATAGCGTCGGCGTTTTCGGCTGAGCCGCATTTTCCAGTGCCTTTGCTTCCTGCTCTGTGAATCCCTCGAAACGTACCAGATAATACCAGAACGGGACTTTCCCCGCCTGAACATATCCGTACCATCTGGCCTTTTCTTCGTTGGCCGAATACGTGATATCCCCGAAGTCGTAGGCCACCTCATACGCCCCAGCCGGGGCAAGGCCGTACAAGTCAGCGAACGCATTCAACGCGTAAATAAGGCAATTCAGGCAATGCTCTAGGCTATCTCGAACGGCCTTAATCGTCTGGATTGTGCGCTGCTGGTCTGCTTCTACCTGCGTCGCCGTCTGAATGCCGCCGGACTGATTGAAAACGAAATAGCCGTTTGAGAATCCCGCCTTATAGCCGATCTGGCTAAGCAGAGCATTCAGCCCAGTAAGCCGTACATCGGTGTTTAGTGTTGGATTGATTTCGTGGTAAATATCGCTCTGCGTGGTGGTATCTCCGTCCACGAGATTGATATAGTTCGGCATCTTCACACGCCCAAGCGCGTTCTCCGTTTTCACCCTTTCCTTGAAATCAAGCATCCGATCTTTATCCACCATCACGGTACGCTTGCTATCGAAGATTTCGGCGGCGTTCCTGGAATATGCAATATCCAAGTCCCGCAACTCCTGCACAGCCTCAGAGAATGCAGGCAGACCATAAGGGGAACTGATTACGATATTGTTTGCTTGCGGCATCCGGAATACCGCGAACAGGGGCTTTTCAATATTCGCTACGCCCACTTCTTCCGCCAGCCCAGCCCACGGCGTTTCGGAAATGTCAACAGGTTTTCCGGTATCGTTCTCCGATGGGCTTACATAGCACCTGTTTGTGATTTTGTACATGCCGCCCTCGAACCGGTGGTATTCCAGCCGGGTAAACCACTTGCCCCCGGCTTTCTGCTGATTGTAGAAAACTGCGCCGTCAATTTCGGCGTTCGTCACGTGGGTAATATCAAATTTGTTCGGCGTGTAGATATCGATTGTATCACCGTTTGGCTTTAGCATGATTGTGCCGTATGCGCTGCCGTACTCCACCCAAGATTGCAACAGCGAATACACCCGGTCAACCTGCCATTGCAGCCAGTCGGCGCGGGCGGACCCGCTTAACTTGATGCTCGTACCCTGCATTGTCAGCCGCGCGATTTCGGCGCACACGGACTTTGCGAAGTTCACGGTATCTATGCCGTCTTCTACATCAATCCAGCAGGGGTTTCCCTGATAAATATCGGCACATTCATAAATCCAAGCGTTCATTTGCTCGGAGGAAATAGGCTCTATCTTGAAATCTTCCTTTACCCTCGTATCAGAAATCACAGATACAAGCCCTTTTATAGCTGAAATGATACCCATTACGATTCCTTCACTTTCTTTCGCATCACGGAATTACAGAAATACCGTATATCATCCATAGTGTGATCGTTCTCCTTCACTACCGCGTCCTCTGTTTTCTTGTCGTCCCACCGGTAAAGCCCAAATTCACGTATAGCATCCGTGCAGCAACGATGAATTTTTATATTCCCGTTCTTGAGATATACCGCCGTTCGCCGAATGCCATCAAGCACGGCGTTGTCTGCCTGCTGGACGCGGAATTTACGGCGTTTCAGGGCGGTAATAAAAGAAGCCGCCGAAGGGTCAATAATCGCCCTCTTGATTTCGTAGCCGTCCGTCAGGGTCTCCACAGCGTCGCAATATTCCTCATCTGTGAGCTGCTTATAGTTGGCTCTTCCATCGTAGTAATACTCTTTGATTCTTACCGCCTTATTACCATTCACAGCCCACAAGCCGCACGAAAACGGGTTCAGGGTGCCGTAGTCGATGCTTATGTAATAATCCGCGAATTCCGGCACTTCATCCGTGATATTCGCTTCGGAAAAATCGTATATAAGCCCCTCTGCCAGCGTCCATTTCCCCAGAATGTACCTATCATAGAACACCGTTCCGGCATATTCTTTTTTCAGATTTTCAACAAAAGTGGGGGGTAAAAATGGATTATCGTCTATTGTGTATTCTTGGCTGAAAATATCGGCATCACTATCAAGGAATCTCTTTAGCCAGTGGTTGGGATACTGTGGATTGTATGTGCCATCGAAGCAGGAATACTCCTTATCAAGCCGGCTTTTCAGGAGGGCAAAAACTTCCTCCGACCAGTCCGCGACCTCGTCGCCGTAGCAATACTTGATAGACGCGCCGCGAATCTTCGATACCTGAGACACTTTTTCCGCGCCAAGGCAATAACACTTCTCGCCAAAAATCCATGCTGTATTATCGCTGGAAATCGCCCCAACAAGTTTATCACCGTACAGATTCCGCATAGGTTCTAGCACATTTCGCTCTATTGTGGATTTTGTAACACCCAAAATCACGGAAAGCCCATCTTTCCCAGCTCGTTCTCGAATCCGCATTGGAATAATCCATTTGAAATCAAGATATGTTTTCCCGCTTCGGGTCGCGCCGCCCTTGAAATTCCATCGGTGATTACCGTACCTTGCGAATTCAATCTGTTTCGGGCTTAATAGCATCTCTAAACTCCTTAATTAGCCCATCCAGCTTATTGAGACTATCATTTCCGCTTGCCGTGTTTCTTGTGGCCTTATCGACAATAATCCCGAAAGATGTTGCAATCTGGCTTAATGTTGCGGCTGAAATCTTTTCGGGGTCTGTGAGCGCTTTCAGATGCAGAGTGATTGCTTCTTGCATCGCCGCTTTTTGTGATTCCATGTACGCCATCATGTCGGCGGTATTCTCTTCTTTTTTTTGCTGCACTTTTTGGGCGATATCCGGTGAAGCGCTAACAATCCTTTTTACAGTCTGGTGAGTTACGCCATGCTTTTTTGCAACGGCGCTGTACGACTGCATTTCTATCCAGTCGGCAATTATTCTTTTTTTCTTCCGATCTGTAATCCTTGCAGCCATAGCACCACCGCTCATACAAAATAATTTGGCGCGAGGCCGATTCAAACGGCCTTCTGTTGGGGAGAGGGTACCCGACTCGCTTGTCTGCCGCGCCATGCAAAAAGAGGCTCAGGAACAATCCCAAGCCTCTTCCGCTTTTTCTTTTTTACCAGTATAGCACATTCAAACTGAAAAATCGTCTCATTTTTTTCTCATTTTTCAGCTTTCAGTCTGCCCATACAGGCATAGCGTGAAATGTCGTAGTGCTGAATCTCGGCGGCGGTAAACCTGAGCTTTTTCCACTCCAAGTTCTTCACACAGGGCATCGACGTTGCCTCTAGCCGGGCTTATGTAGAATCTGCTCAGTATTTTCTTTTCATCGACGCTAAGCGATTCAAGCCCGGAATCCACAAGCGACACCCATTTTCTCGCCTGTTCCAGCGAACGCGCCAGTTCCTCACGGTGAACGATATTCGACAGCATCATATCTTCCCGGCCGGAGCCACCGCCGCTTACCGGCGTACCGTCAGCCGTGGCGCTTCGGATACTCTGCATAGCGGATTCCAGCCGTGCCATTTCTTCGGGGATGCTTTTCAGGGATTGTCTTTTCGCACTGTATTCTTTGAGCTTTTCAATGGCCTCATACTTCCAGTTCATTCCGCTCCTCCTTTACTATCTTAGTAAATTTACTTATATTCTTTACCATAACACATACACAGTACAAAGAATAAGATTTATATATAATAATATATAAACATATGTATTATATATTAAACGGAAACCAGTTCAAGGTTCATCGTTATTTCTGGTCGGCTCGCAATGTATGAAACGTGGCTATCGCCTAAAAGCGAAACAGGTTCGTAACTGGAATAATCCGCGCCTATGGACACCACGTTTGCACGCATCTGAGCGGTCATTTCATGCCCCATGTATCTCAGCCTAACACTGCATATGTTCCCGGGTTCAATATCGATCAGATCAAGGAATGTAGTTCCGCAATAGTCGCATTTTGTTCCATGCAGTGGCGCACCACAGTTCGGGCAGTTGGTCATTTTGGTCATTCAGAAGTTCTCCTTTCTTTTCTTAGTAAATCCCTGTATAGATATACAAACATACACACAAGATATAAATAAATACACACAAGATATAAATAAAATATATTTAATATACTATACAGGGATAAAGCTATAATATTAAATGCCGTCTTCTGTTCTCCGTTTTCTCCTTCTTTACGGTGTAATTCTTCCCAGGCGGGCAAGGCCGCTTTTCCCCGCTGACGAATATGTAATTGCAGCACCGGCTCCCTTCGTAATATCCGAAGAAATACCGGCACCCGGCGCAATACTTCCTGCCGTCCTTGTACTCCATATCGCCCCTAGAGAACAGGCAGGCTCCCAATCCCGCCGAGCATCCCGGTTTCTTGGCATATCATAAGCAACTTTGTCTGGGCCGTCATCCGAATTTCAGCCGGTGCCCGTTCCGCTGCCGTGTGCAAGACGGAAATACACTCAATCCCCTTTCCCTTGTCCACAGACAGCACATAGGACGTCGCGGATACCGCAGAGGCGAACCACTCCGGAACGTTGCCGTAGGCGTATTTTGCAAACATCCTCCGGAGAATCTTTTCCGGGTCAGATTCTTCCTGCTCGATGGTAGTTGTCTCCCATTCCCCGGACTTGGCGACCTCTTTCACTGTTTCTGTCAATTTTTTTGCAAGCATCTCGCGTGCAGTCTTCATGAGCAACGCATCATCAAATTTGAAATCCTGTTCTGCCATTATTCATGTACCTCCAATTCCTTATTTTTCCTGTCACGGTATCTCCTTTGAGCGGCTCTCTGAGCGTGGGCTTTCTGGCACTCCAAACTGCAATAGATTTTCTGCTTGATTTTCCCCTGCGTGAATTCCTTCCCACACTGTGGGCAAATTTTGGAAATGCCCCGTTGGGCTTCCACGTTCTCCACATCGGCCTGAATCGGCGGGTGGTATCCGTGCATTGCCATGTACTTCCCGTAGCTCGTCCCGGCCTTCTGGGCGGCTATGGAGCACAGGGTGAGATAATCTAGTTTCATGCCTTTTCCCATGGCTCCCTCCAATCACAAATCCTCAAAATCCTTGCGACATCGGCAATGTAGTTTGCCTCGTTCCGGGTTCAGAATTTCAATCGCTCGGTCAATCGTCATTGGTTTTGCCTCCTTTCAAATCAAATCCATTTTTGCGCCGCAGTTTGGGCAGTAATGAAAGGCACGAATCCCCGTTCCATAATACTCAAAGCCACACACAGAGCACTTATTACCCTCTTGTTGCTGTCGCCAGTCCTCAAAGCACTGGTACCATGCTCCATGCCGCACCGGCTCCACGTCGGCACAGGGTTCCGTGACCTCAAATTCTTCTGCAAGCCAATTAAACACATTATCAAGGCAGTACGAACCAAATCCAATGTGACATTCTCCGTCCGCTGGGTCAAAGTACCAGATGTTGTAGTACGGCTTTTCTGGTGTTCCCCCCACGACGATTCTGGCGAATGGTGTTTTTATCTTGTGTTTGCGCTCATCCGCACTCGCCGCCTCCCGGCTGATGTAATCACTCATTTCAATTCCTCCACATAGCACCAACTCTGGGGCGGGCGCTTGATTTCAACAGGCGAATATCCAAATTTCGTTTTCCGCAACCCCTTGAATTCGCTCAGCTGCTTCGGGTCATCGTAGATTTTTAGGTTGGAAATGTGCCATCCATAGCCCTTTGCCGCTTGCAGATACTCGTGCATATCCCTGAGGGTCAGGCACGACTGCCGCGCAACACCGTTTGTTGTCGGCTGATCCGCACCTTTGACATAGTAGCTGCCGCCAGGTGAGCGCGTTTCCAGCTCATAGATGCGGTCGCAGGTAAACTCGGCAATGATCGTTCCGCCAACCTCCATCTGTACCCATTTCCCATTGATGATATGGGGAACAGTTCCTTTTGTCCGGTAGATGTAGCACTTAAACGGTGCTTCCAGCTTCGGGCGGTTTTTCCGGACTTCCAGCGTCTTTTCCCCGCTCAGGATTTTCTCCACCCACTCCGGGCGGATACTGATAAGTACCGCTTTAGCCATTGTCAGCCCTCCCAACAATCTGGTCGATCACGTTTTTGCATTCGGCTACCATCTCCCTGGTTGTCCACCTCTTACTGTCGCCGAAATCCAGAAATGGGAGACTTCCGGAATAGTCCATATAATGTGCGTAATCCCACCCCAAGAAATTTCCTTCGTGCTCAACCGTTGCCAGATAGTCGCTGTGATATGTAATGCCTCCATGGCAATCAATATCACGCTCATTGACCGCGTGTAATCCCAGCGGCGCAATGTCTACGTAAGCGCAGGGGTGCGTGCCTAAACTCAGAACGTAAAACGGTACGCCACGATAAACTCCATCCGCCAGCCGTACCGGTGGAATCCCGTTTTCCTGATAAATCATTTCCTGCATGTTCATGTTATCTCCTTCCCGCCCGGGTTGCCCCGGGCTTGTGTTATCCCCACTGTTCCGCCATTGCATCGGTTTGCGATTCCTCGCAGGCTATCAGAACTTTCACGGTTGCACCTCCACGAACTCCCCGTTTTTCAGTATGTATGGCGTATCCGCTTTGATTTTCTCCCCATCCACGTACTCGGTTTTTACGCACACCGGCACTCTACGCTGTTTCGCGCTATCGTATTTCCACTCCGCAAGTGTAATCCAGCACCCTACCGGAGCTTTTACCACAGAGCCGTTGCCAGCGCAGCAAATTACCGAATCGGCACCTGTACAATCAATCTTGGCGTAGTCCCCGGAACTGCCAATCTTGGCGTAGCCCCCGGAACTGCCAATCTGGGCGGAGTACCCGGAACTGCCAATCTTGGCGTAGCCCCCGGAACTGCCAATCTGGGCGTAGTCCCCGGAACTGCCAATCTGGGCGCAGTCCCCGGAACTGCCAATCTTGGCGTAGCCCCCGGAACTGCCAATCT